AAGTACATTTGATCGTATTCCTGCGGTGGAATAGGGAAAAACGGGCGAACTAAATTCCTAGACATTATCGCCTACCGTCAGGTCTGACTTCAACTCTTGGTGTTCCTAATCGCCAAGTTGTTTCTGTTCCAGTGCTTTCTACCTTTAAGTTAAAGGACCGCCCACGCAATCGCGTTCGCACTTCTTTAGTAAACTGTTCAACAGGCGTTGAAGCTGTCTTATCTACTACGTCAGCGTCCGTTTCCAAGTATTTACCACCCGGAAAGTTTCTAACCCCTAAAGTGAACGTAGCTGTTGGTGTATTTGCAGTGGAATCACGAAATGTAATGTCTGGTATGATTCTTGACAGGAAAGCAAACTGATCCCCGTCACCTAAATCTATCTGACTGCTTTCTATGTTTGCAGCTATAGCACTGGCGGGTGCGGTGCTACCGTCATCAAAGCCGCTTTCATGCACATATAAATAATGGTCTGGACTAGCTGCGATTGGAAGAGCATCAACTCCACGGTCTATCCAAACTGTTCTGTCTAAGGTGCCGAAATACCAAACTTTCTGTTCATAATTAAATACAACATATCTATCGTTTTCATCGCTACTGGCGGATGGGTAAAACCACCATATCTCCGAAAACGAACTATTGTTTGCTGCGGTAACTTTTTGAATTTGTTGTTCATTAAAATCAGAGAATACAAAGTCCTTAACCGTACAAGGCAGTTTATTAACAGCACCCGCATAAACATAGAACTCTTCGCGGCCCATCCAAAACACGTTGTCATTAACCGCAATAGCGCACAACGGACTTGCTGTAGTAATGTTTTCTGAAATGGTGTTAATACCAAACGTGAACGGCGGTCCAAGAAACTGCATGGCGTGTAGCGATACATCTGTAAACACTAGAACCTGTTGTCTGGTTTCTACAGCGGTTACAATTTCTGAACCAGAACCAATACGCAAATCACCCGCTGTATTAGTGGCTTTAGCTGACCAATCTGTTAGGCTTTCTTGACTGCCAAAACGAATAAGCAAAGGGTCTTGTGTTCCTATTGCCGTTTCTGGGTCACAACCAAAGGCTATAATATGCCTGTCTTTGTCCGAAACCAATACCTGCTTTGCAATGGTCGGTATGTTATCCGCTGCAACTCCTAAACTTGCAAGAGATACCGCCCGTGTTGTAACGCCGTTTGTTTTATCCCAGTAGAATATACCTTCGTCGCGGACATTCATTAACAAGTCTTCGCCAAAGTTATCGTGGCTCCAAATTCTTAGGGTGTTGCCGCCAGCCGTAAGGTCTGAGGCCGAGTCCCATGCACCCCGTCCCCAAGTTCCTGCGCCCCAGCCCGTACCTTGAACAGACGTATCCAGCCCCGTGTTAATCTGGTACGCGCCCACAGAAGAACCGCCACCATTACCGCTGTCGCTTGTGTTAGCAAAAACAAACGTTGGGTTTAGTCCAGAAGTTGTAGTTATTTCAGCAATAGTTGTTACAGCTCTAGCTTCTATTTGAAAAACGGTAGCACTAACAACGTGCGTTACTTGATACTCTTGGTTTAAAACGTCCGCGATAATTACGCCGCCAAGGGTTGCCGCGCCTGAGAAAGTTACAAAGTCGTTCTCTAAAGCACCGTGACCATCAGAATCTGTAACAGACAGAGTACAGCACGTTACCCCTACGCCATCAGAATGCGCCGCAGCCGTTGTTCCGTTAACGCCGCGCTCACAGCCCGTCAGTGTAGCAGTGCTTACGGCACCATAGGTTATTTGCTCTGTGCCTATAAGAATACGTCCGCCACCTGTAGGAAACCCACTGGCGCTATCTAGAACAATAGACTGCGCGGTAGCACTAATGGCCCCGTCTAACGTGTCAGCACCTGCTGCAAACGTGACGGCAGAAGACGCTACCCGTAAAGGTGTAATGTCTTTGTATGCGCCGCCTTCACTAATGTAGTATTTAAGCCCCGTGCCTACACCAATATATTTGTCACCAGACAAGGCAACCCACGGGTGTAACGCACGACACGTTCCAAGGAAAGCGTTGTCTGAGTTTTTGACCCAACCGCCTATCTTTTCAGGAAAGCCCATGCGGAAGCGTATTTTATCACCATCAAACCAACCGCCCTCGTTACTATACGAAGTGGTTTCTCGGTTAATTCCGGGCTTAAACTGTAGCTTTGTTAATGGCATGGCATCCTCACGATTGTGACCCGTAAATAGTACCGTTGTTCGTCAGTGTAAAACTATTGCTGTTGGATTCGATGCCCTTGCCGCCAGCGTTGCCCGACGATATGCCGTTGGTTCCCCCCGCCGCGCCCCAACCGCCACCACCGCCCGACCCATTAAGAGGGCCACCACCATCATTGCCGTAGTATGTACCGTTGCCGCCAGCACCGCCGCCGCTTCCGCCAACGCCTGAATATGAGTTGCCAGCACTACCCCCCGATCCGGGGAGTATATAACCACCTTGTCCACCAGTAAGACCCCCTGCGAAAGATACCGCTGCTGCGCCACCACCCGCGCCGCCACCACCCCCACTAGTTCCGCTCAACCCGCTCTGGCCTAATCTTGGTGTTGAAGGCCCTCCACCGCCGCCAGCACCAGCGCCAGCAGAGCCGTTTCTACCTTGCGCCCCAGCACCACCGCCGCCAGCAATATACGCACCAGAGTTGTTAATAATCGTAACTCCTGAAGCGGTTATGCTAATAGCATTACCACCAGCACCACCACCGCCCTTACCGACAATATTTCCAGAATTTTCTATCGTTGCGTTTTTTGTGTCTACAATTAACGCCGCCGTCCCTGTACTACTGGCCCATAGCCAGAAGTTGGCAGGTATAATTAACGTGCCATTAGTTAGTATAAAACTAGAGGTCGTAACATTACTTCTATTACTAAGGCTGTTTATTAACGCCGTAGAAGTCAGCGTAACTGTGCCGCTTCCACCTACGCCAAATCCTAGTATGTCATATCCAAAAGAAGTCATTAGGCATCATTCTTTGCGTCTGTCGTGTAAAACAGTTTTATCCCTAAAAGCCTAGCATCCCCTGTTTGATCGTCTGCCGATACGTCCCGCATAATCTGAAAGTATGTCTGCGTATCTACCGCCGCACTAGCTACAGTAACGGGGCCGCTTACCGCAGAAACAGTCATGTCGTTGGACGTTCCACTAAATGCTTTCGCTGTAGCTACCACGTTAGTTCCAAACGCCGTGTTGATAGAAACATCATCAGCGATAGAAACACCAGACAAACCCCAAGCTACGGTGCCGTCATCCGTTCCCGTCACTGTCCAAAACGCTTGAAACGTAATGGTTCCCTCGTTCCAAGACTTGGGAAAGCACACGGTAAACTGCGCGTTTTCGTCAGAACTTGCATCAAAATCCAGCACTCTAAGTTCTGGGCCATTTGACAGTTCTACTTGATCTAAACCCGAACAACCGTTCGTAGTGTTGGGAGCCATTGCACCCGCTGGAACGTAAATAGTTTCTACACCCGCAACCTTTACTGCGGCAGAACTGTTAGTCAAAGCACCACCAACATCTAAAGCGCCGTCAATATCACCCGCACCAGAAATATCTAAAGTTGCCGCGTCTAATTCACCTGTAAGCGTCAGATTACGCAGGCTTGCCACATCCTTGTTAGCATCAGCCGTGACCGTTTTACTAGCAACAACCGTGCCAACCGCAGCGCCCGTGTCATTGTAGTTCAACTCTGCCGCTGTCGCAGAGACAGTAGTGCCAGCTATGGAAAAAGCGTCTGTCTCTAACGTGCCATCAATATCTGCATCACCACTTATATCTAAAGAACCTGCATCTAACTCTCCAGTTAGTGTTATGTTTCTAAAACTAGACACATCTTTGTCGGCATCTACTGTCACGACTTTACTTGCAACCACAGTGCCTACAGACGCCCCTGTATCACTATAATTTAATTCGTCTGCTGTAGCAGTTACAGCCGTTCCACCTAATTTCAACGCAGCAATAGCCGTTGTTCCTGCTAAGTTAGCGTCTGTTAGAAGATCGTACACAATAGCGTCAGAACCACCGCCATCGGTAGCAATCATCTTTACTTCGCCAGCGGCTACAGCAACGTTGGCCCCTGATCCTTGAGAGAAAGTTAACGTTGCGCTGGTAGCGTTCTCAATCATCCAAACCTTGGACACAGTATTAGGTGCCAGTGTGACCGTACAGGCTTGACCGCCGCCAGTGCATTTAAGGTAGAATGAACGGGCTTGATCCGAAGTGCCGTCAGCCATTGTAATAGTGTGTGTGGACGCATTTGCTATGGCCTCAGAACCGTAAGAAAACGCCTCACCAATAAGTTCTAAGTTAGCGTTGGTTTTAGTTCCCCACGTACCAGACGCTTCGCCAGTACCAATCTCTTCTAACCTTAGATCGTTTACATATGTACTAGCCATGTCATTATCCTATGCC